CTTCGGGTCGTCGTCTTCGTCGTGCTTGTTCCCTGCTGCGGGCGATGGTGTTGCGCCCGCCACTTTCGGTCTGGTCATCGTGTCTCCCTTCGTCGAACTCGGAGCGGACGCTCCCGCTTCCGAAACCTGTGCCATCGCGAGTTCAGCAGCGCGCTGAGATTCGCCCTCATAATCCGCCGTGTCTCCGGCTGCCTGCCGGGCGATCTCGTCGACCAGCGCTGCGTAAGCCACGTCGGTCGTCCCCATGTCGTCCACCAAGCCAGCGCTGATCGCCTGTTCCGCGAAGAACACGCCAGCCTCAGTCGCTTTGACCGCCTTGAGCGTCATCCCGCGATTACGCGCCACCGCCTGCGTGAGCATTCCGTAGCACCGGAGCCCCTCTGCCATGGCAGATGCACGCGCGCTGTCGCTCAACGGCTGGTGCGGATTCCCGTCGATCTTGTGCTCGCCAAAATACATGTACTCGTACTTGAAGCCCTGCTTCTTGTCGTAGTCGGACTGATCGGCGTGGCACATTACGATGCCCACCGATCCGGCGGCGCCGGTGCGGGTGATGTAAATCTTGTCGGCTGCGCTCGCGACGGCGTAAGCCGCCGAGCAGGCCTGCTCACAGATGGATGCGAAGATCGGCTTCTGGCCGCGCGCCGCGTAGAACTCGTCGACGACGTCGTACAGACCGGCTACCTCGCCGCCCGGTGAATCACAGACCAGCAAGAGCCCGCGCACATCCGGATCCGCGAGCGCGGTGGCGAGCTCTCCGCTCAGCCACTCGTAGCTGGTCATGCCACTCCACGGACGCAGCCCGAAAGACTTACGCACGAGCGTGCCGCTGACATCGATGAGCGCGACGCCCTCGGGCGTTACGGAGTAGGGCTTGCGATCGCTCTTGTCCTGGTCGACCACGAGGGCGGCATCCACCACCCCGCCGAGGCGCGGCAAGACGACGTTGCGGACAATGATGTCCAGCTTGTCGCCCGCGATGGCCAACGGCTGGTTGAAGACCCGCAGCGCAACGCCGGTCAGTCCCTCGATCACGTTTCCGCGCGTCACGCCGCCCTCCGGTCCAGCTCCAGGCCCACGATCTCTTCAAGCACCGCGTAGAGCCCGGCAGGAGTGGCGAGCGCGAGCCGTTGCTCCGGTGTCGCGCTGCGCACACCCTTCTTCTTCTGGCCCGGACGCACTGGGCTTTCACCCGTGGGCAGGCCCGCCGAGGTGCGGTCCCTGGCGTTGGAGTCGTAGACCAGGCCAAGATTGTCTGCACGTTCTTGGTCGCGGGCGTTCTCGCTGTCGATCTCCTCCACATCGAAGCCCTGCGCACTGGCGGACGTGTCGCGGGAGCCCAGGCCGCCGCGGATCGCGTCGAGCGTCGCACCGGCGGAACCCACTTGACGCTCGTGAACGCCAGCGGATCTTTGGCGTAGTCGGAATAGTCGAGCTCGCCGCAAATGAGCGCCGTGCGGATCCAGGCGTCCCAGACCGGCCGGCAGAAGCGGAAGATGATGACTTGGTGCTGGAACTGCTCACAGCGCCGCCAGAACTCGATCAGGCCCGCGCGGATGCTCGAATAGTTCACGCCCGTCAGATCGCCGGTGAGCTGCTCGTAGGTGACCCCGATGCCCGCCGCGATTGAGCGCAGGTAGATGCGCATGAACTCGGGCAGCGAGTTGAACTGCGGCGGAGTCGCGAATTCGACATCCTCGTTCAGTCGCAAGTACTGCGTTGAGCCCGGCTCCATGACGGCCGTGCCCACACCGGGCTGTGGCGCCGGAGTGCTGCCCGGCGTGCCAGGCACCTCGCCAAACATACCCTGGCCCGTCATCTGCTTTACGAAGGCCACGAACATGGCCGCAACCTTCTGCTTCACCAGCTCCGCGTCTTCGAACTGGTTCAGCTCATGGATGCGCAGCAATACGGGTGCCAGCCACGGCACCCCGCGCAGCTGCCCGGTGCGCAGTGATTGGAAGACGTGCGCCACGTTCTGGCTCGCCACTCGCAGCAGCACGCCCGCGTTGCTGTGCCAGAGGATGGTGTCGCCCGGGTGTTGCTTTAAGAACCAGTAGCCAGCCGGCGCGAGTTGTTTGTTCAGCTCGACGCCCTCGCGCACCTTGTTACCGTTCGGACGATCGATGTTGTACCAGGTCGGGAGCAGCTCCGATTCGAGCAACTGGAGCTGTAAAGGCACGCGCAGGCCGCTGTCCTTGCGGCGCGGGCGCAGGCGCGCAAAGCACTCGCCGCCCTCGATCACTTCGCGGCACAGCAGCGTCTGCAGCCCGTAGAAGTCGCAGGCGCTATGTGCGTCGCACTGGTCGGTCCAGCGTAGCCAGGCACTCTGGATCTTCTGCTTGACCGTCTTGTCGGGATGCATGGATTGCGGCTTGATGCCAGTGCCGATCGCGTTGGCCGCAAACGAGGCGATGCCGTTGCTCGCCCACGGGTCATTGCGCGAGGTGAATCGCGCCCTGGAGCGGAGCGTCTCAATGGTCTGAATCCCGATGGTGTTCGGACCGGCGTTGCCGGGGTTCCAGCCGAGCGTGCGGCGCCCCCAGCCCGAGGCGTCGTAGAAGGGCAACGCGCTGCCACCGGAACCGCCCTGATACTCAGCAGCTAGGGTAGGCACACTACGCGCAGGTGCACTCACGGCGGTGCGGTAAACGTCGGTGAACAGCGCTGCGTTGGCCATAGTGTGCGAATTGGTCGCCTAAAAAGCGGAAGGAATGCTGGGGACGGTCATCGAGAAGACGGGAGCGTGGTCGCGGCGGACCTTGGCGATGGCGTCTCGCACTACGGCGGCCGGATCGTTCTTGCCGGCGATCTGCTCTGCAAAGTGCATTGCGGCGTCGCGCATCGTGTTCATCTGGCGGACCGTGTCCTCAACTTGAGACAGGTCCACAGGCGCAAGGGGCGCGTCCGCATCGACGCCCTGAACGAAGGGCCACATGGCGAAGTCTCTGAGGCACAGCCAGCTCAGCAGCAACGCCTCGAGCGCAATCCGCGGTGTGATTCGCGCGGCACGCGCCGGCACGATCGGCTGCACACCCGTCGTGGGTTCTTGCATCTCCGGTTCTTGCACCGGCTCCGCTTTCTTTGTCTGCTTCTTAACTGCCTGTTTCACTGCCATCGTTAAACTCCCTTCGCCGTGTTGAACCGCACCTGGCGGATCGGCGGATCCGGTGCCGCCAACGCCGCCTGGATCTCTGCGCGGATCCGCAATAACTCCGAGAGCGAGCGTTTGCGCACCCGGTTGTCGCCATACTGCTGCTCTGCGGCGCCACTGCCGATCTCCTTGTCGATCCGGTCCAGATCCTGTTGGGTGTAGGCCATCGCTTAACTCATCCACTTCGGCCGCACCGTGCGGCTCTCTTCCCGCTGGTCAATGACACGCGCCGGGGCTTGTCCCGGGACTACCACTGGCGCGGCAGACTGCTGCCGCTGCTGTTCGAGTGCTTCCCAGGCGGCGTCGCTCAAGCGCTGGCCGCCGCACAACTCGTACATCGCCCGGTTGCCAACGGCCGTGTCCAACGGCTCGTTGCGGCCGGTCACGTGCCACTCGATGGCGCCAGCTTCCGTGACAATCCTGGTCTCGGCGGTCAGCCCATGGAAGTACGTCTCGTCGTAGGCGCTGGGGTGGTGCGAGTAGCCCTTGGGAAAGGGCTGATCGTCGAGCGGCTTATCCTTGCCCAACGAGTCGTAGACAACTTGCTTCACGCAGTGCGTCCCGATCGTCACGATCCGCAGGCCGCCGCGGAGCTTCGCTTGATCGATCGACGAGATGTTCTCGATGATCTTGAACGGATTGTGGCCGCCCTTGGTCGGCACCACCGTCCGGTAAGACGGCACAACGGCGCCAGCCGGTCCGTAGGCGGGCTGGGCCCACTGCCGGCAGAACGAATAGACCGTGTCCGCCATGTAACCCGAGTCCACACCGCAGACCCAGATCGGCAGCGTGCCGCCGTCCGCGTGGGGCCAGTCCATGGTGAGCAACTCGGCCAGGCGTTCCCATGGCTCCGGATCCGCCGGCGTGCAGCGCACCGGGCGTTCCGGAGCGATCACCTCATACCAGATTGACCAGTTCTCTCCGCCGTTCTTGCCCCAGGCTTTGACCTCGACCTCAAGCCGCGGCGGGTTCTCCTGCACATCGACGAACGCGGTCAGGAACGATGCGCCGTGCGGAGCTTTGCCGTAGGCGTAGTCTTCCCGACGGTCGTACAGCCGCTTCCAGTCCGGCGCCATGCCCGGCACGTCCCAGACCTCGGCCAAACTTGTGTTCACGAATACCTTCAGGCGTTCCGGACTGTCTTTCGCCTTCAGGAAGTCCAGCACCAGTTCCCGGAGCGGTTTGAAAGACGAGTACAGCTCGCTGATCCAGAAGCCGGCCGCGCCGGTAAATGGCCGGTCTGCGCGCCACTCGCCGCGCTCGACCGCCGACCAGCGCTGGACGTCGTTCCATAGCGCACCGCAGTGCTCGCACTCGTATAGCGCCGTCGCGGCGCGCTTCTTCAGATCGTCGGACTTCTTCTCGAACTTGACCTGGCGCCAGACCAGGACCTGCGCTTTGCCACAGACCGGGCACCCAGAACTTGCGCTGGTCCGTCTCGGCGTACGCCGCGGCGATTTGCGACTCGCGCGCAATAGTCGGCGAGCAGGTCTGAATCCGCTTGCGCCGGCCCCGGTAGGTCGCCGTGCGCTTGTTCGCCACGTCGATCGGGTTGCCTTCACCGCCCGAGGACTTGGGATACTTGTCGACCTCGTCGCAGAACAGGTACCGGATCGCGTAGGCCGCCAGGTTCCCCGGCGAGCCCGCGGCGGTCATGATCAGCGGGCCGCCCGGGAAGTCCTTCGTGTCGATCGTCGTCGAGGAGTTGCGCGACTTGGGATCGGAGACCAGCCCGCGCAAGGCCGGCATCTCGCGCAGCATCGGCGCCAGCCGGAACTTAGAAAACTTACCGACGTCCGAGTCGCGCGGCATCACGACCATGATCGGGTCCGGGTCGCGGGCGATGACGTAGCTGATGCCGACCAGAATGGTGATCGTCTTCAGCAGCTGCGTCGCAGACATGATCACGATCTCGTTGATCGCTGGGTCGCCGATCGCGTTAATCGGTTCGACCTGATACGGAGCCGGCCGGAAGCGTCCTTTGTTCGCGCCGGTGGTGACGATGAAGTTCTCTTGCGCCCACTCGCAGACCGTCTGGCGCGGCGGCGGAGCCCAAAGCTTTGCGACACCAGTGACTACATCCTCGACCTTCATGCTTCCGTCTTGTACCGGGCGAGTTCGTTCAAAATCTCGTAGATCTTGTCGTCGACGAGCTTCTTGCACTGAACGCGATCCGAGGAGCCGGCTAGCGCGTCCGATAGCTCGTCGCCTAACTGCAACAGCCGCGACTTCGCGTTCAGCACCAGCGCAGACCACGCTCCACGGACCTCGTCTGCACGGACGAGCGCGCCCTCGTTCTCACGTAGCGCGACCTGGCGGAGCTTGAGGCGGACCGCCATGTCCCGCATCTCCAGGTCGAACTTGCTGAGGC